TCAGGATGCAAAATTATGGTGGGTGTTTGCACAAAGAAACAGATCAATACTAAAAGATCCCATCTACGATTTTTCTCCCGGAACTACAATTTTTTGTCCAGCTAGAGCCAATATTGATGCTGCCTTGTCAACCACTGCTGGAAATTAATTATGGCGTTACCTAATATCTTAGAACAATTTACCTCATACAATTGTTTGTTTACATTTTCTTGTGCTAGTCCAGCACAGCTAAATTCTCAATCTTATCGCAGCGGCCCATTACCTAATGTCATTGTATCAAGTGGAGGTCGAGACGGTGCTGCAAGAGTACAAACAGCCTACGGTGCTCCTGAATATTACATTGACAATGTTTCAATAACAAATTTTGTAGTGCCTACTAAAGGCACAGGGTCGGGACCTTGGTCAAAACTTGAATTTGAACTATTTGAACCTTATAGTATGGGACTATTTCTTCAAAGCTGTCAGGCGGCCGCAATAAATTCGGGATACAAAAGCTATCTTGAGAATGCCGCCTATGTATTGAGACTGGAATTTCAAGGTTGGACAGGCCCCAGTTCCACTATGACTGTGGGTCCGTTTAATTGGTTGGTAAAATTAATGAATGCAAATTTTACAGTCAATGAAGCTGGCAGTACCTACAAGATAGAATGCTTCCCCTATAATCATGTGGCACTATCGGAGCAGATGAACAAGGTTTTCAACGACGTAAAACTTGTAGGCAAAAACAGTAACGAAGTACTAGTTGATCATCCTGAATATAGTTTGGTATCCTTTTTAAATAAACGCGAAAATCAACTAGTAAAAGATAAGAAAAAAACCTATGAGGACAAATACAATATTGTATTTGTAGGAGATAATCCCTATGGCCGCGGCCCCGGCAATGATCTAGAGTTTACACCAGAAAGCCAAGGCGGAACTGAAAAACCCAAACGTGCAGGAGACATCTACGATGAAGCCAGCGGAAAAATCATTAGAGGAAAAATGTCTATCAATCCCAAAGAAAAGTCTCTGCAATTTAGTCAAGATACCAGTATCACAAACATCATTGATCAGGTTGTTCTCAGCACCAAAGAAGCTAGAGATCGAGTAACCAAGGAAGACCTAATTGATGATCAAGGCCGTGTAACTTGGTGGAAAACTGATGTTGATGTTAAACTTTTTGAGAAACAATTTGATCCTAAACTTAAGGATTATGCTAAAGATATTACTTTTAGAGTGCAGCCTTATAAAATACATCACAGTGCTTACCTATCGCCAGAAGGCACAAGTAAAGGAATAGCAGGCTGCAAAAAAGCCGCACAAAAAGAATACAACTACATATACACTGGTCTAAACACAGATATCATTAAATTCAACATTGACATTAAAAATATGTTGTTCACAGCCATAGATCCCAACAAGGTTGAAGACTCTGGCGGAGTTGCTAGTGATTCTACAGGTCGATCAGTAACCGGCCCCAAGATGTCCAGCAAACAAGCCGAAGGAGCCGCAGCTCCGTCAGTGGGAGGAAATGCTGCTCCTGCAAAATTTGATATGGTCACGGGAAATCTTCCGTTTAAAGGTGGATCGGGTCAAACCAGTACCGAACAAAAAATTGCCAATGAATTTTATATGGCCTATCTAAATAGTGTGGGAAATCAAGTTAATTTAGATTTAGAAATTTTAGGTGATCCTTATTTCCTTCCTGAAGTTGGATACAGTAATTTTCATAGTGATAGTGATGATCAAGTAACTGAAAATGGAACCATGAATCACGAAGCCACTGATATTTGGGTGGTGGTAAATTTTAGAACTCCCGCAGATCCAGATGCCGGAGCCGCAGCAGCAAATTTTCCCGGCGGCTATTATTTTCCCGAAGGTCAAAGTCCCAGTCCGTTTAGCGGATTGTTTAAGGTTACAAAAGCAGAAGCTAGATTTAAAGGAAATTTATTCACACAGGTAATATCAGGTTTTAGAATTCCTGCTCAAGATCAAGGTGGTAGTGGTGGCGGTGTTTTTCCAACAACGACAGATAAACCGGAACCAGATAGCGGAACGTACATAAACAATCCCGGAAGCGCAATATGATTGAAAAAAGAGAAGACCAACGAGAAAATTCACAGGGTAGTCTTACCGGTGCTCCTTATTTGGCCAAAATAATAGGTCATGCAGATTTGTTGTTTCAAGGCGGGCTCGAAGTTGTGCTTATTAGAGATTCTGGAAATCAAGTAGGTAATGAAAGCCAAACCTATTTTGTAAAATATGCCAGCCCGTTTTATGGATGCACACCTTTTGAGTTTACTGGACAAAATGTCACAGCAGATGATGCCCAGATGAGCTATGGATTCTGGGGCGTTCCTCCTGACACTGGTGTAACTGGCATTGTGCTTTTCATAGACGGAAAACCAGATCAGGGATATTGGGTGGCAAATGTTCAAGATAAATTTCAAAATCACATGGTCCCTGCTATTGGCGGAACTACTGTATATAAAACAGATGAAGACTACAAGCAAGCAGAACATCCGTTGCCGGTAGTTGAACACAATAGAAAAGCCAATGAAGGTGACAAGAATTTAGAAATTGATAAAATACCTAGAGCTGTACATCCTATCGCTAGACGATTTAAAATCCAAGGACTAACTAGAGATGAAGTAAGAGGCACTACTACTTCTACATCAAGACGAGATGTGCCAAACATGGTGTTCGGAATGAGCAGTCCTGGGCCTGTAGATAGAAACGGCAAGAAAAAGTTTTTGGGAAATAGAGAAAGTCCTACGCCAGTTCCGGTCCCAGTTCAAAGACTTGGCGGAACACATTTTGTCATGGATGACGGCGATGATAGATACTATAGAGAAACAAAACCTACTGACGGATCTCCTACCTATGTAAAAAATCCCGAAGGACTAAAAGATATTCCCTACAACGAACATTTTAGAATTAGGACTAGAACAGGACATCAACTGTTATTCCATAATAGTGAAGATTTGATTTATATCGGAAACAGTAGAGGCACAGCCTGGATTGAATTTACCAGCGACGGTAAAATTGACATCTATGCTGAGGACAGTATTAATATTAGAACCAAACAAGATTTTAATTTTGTTGCCGATCGTGATATTAATATGGAAGCAGGCCGTAATTTTAATATCAAAGTAAACGGAGAAATGCATACCCATGTGATAAAAGATCACATTTTAATTGTAGATGCTAATCAAAAAATACACATTAAAATGGATGTTGATAAAACTTACGATAAAACTTATAAGCATAATGTAAAAGAAAATGTAGATAAAGTTTATCAACAAAATTTTACGCATACAGTTTATAATTCAGTTAATGAAAATTTTGCAAGTCAAGGCGGAACAGTTAAAAATTCTAATGGTGGAAATACGGATGTTACTATTAATGGAAATATAAAAATATCTCACAATGGAAGTTTAGATCATACAGTTACAGGCGACAGAAAAGTAACAACCGGCGGAACCCTTCACATAAATTCGTCAGGACAACATATAGAAACTGCTTCTCAGATTCACATGAACGGACCAACAGCTGCCGCAGCTGCCGCAGCTGCCGCACCCGGAAGTGCAGCTCAAGCAGTGTTACCAAAAATATTAAAGACACATAGCCTTCCGGATCTTCCTGCACCTAACGAAGACGATGTGGATAAAAAAGTTATAGTGAGAAGAATGCCCACAGCTGAACCGTACCCCTTCCACGAAAATCTAGATGCTACAAAAGTCAAACCAAGTCTAACAGATCGAGACGTAGATGGCCGCTACGAGGGAGAAAGTTCTAGTATGAGAACCCCACCAGTTGATTGGCGCAAATATAAAAAACCAAGCGATACTCCGTTCTAAGGAAATAAATTATGGCAAAAATATACACTAACAAAGTCATTGCAAAAAACAAAGCCAGCATAGGAAATGCAAATTCTGGCAACTTTCGATACAAGGGATTTAGTTCTAAAGAATTCAAACGAAACTACAAGTTATACGATGCAGAATTGATCAAACAAGATCTTATCAACCATTTCTATATTAGAAAAGGTGAAAAACTAGAAAACCCCAAATTTGGAACAATTATCTGGGATACACTATTTGAGAATTTCACCCCAGAAATAAAATCGGCAATTGCCAAAGATGTTGAAGAAATTATTAATTTTGATAAACGTGTAAAAGTAAACTCAGTGTCCATAGACAGTACTCAACAAGGTATACGTATAGAAGCAGAAATAGTAATCCTTCCATTTGATATAACCGATACACTACGTTTGAATTTTGATAGAGATAACACAATAACATAAAATGCGCATTTTATTTTTACGATAAATATCAGTATAGGGAAAGAAAATGACCACTACGTCTCGACAGAACAATTTAATTTTAAACCAGGACTGGAAAAGAATTTATCAGACCTTTAAAAATGCTGACTTTAAAAGCTATGATTTTGAAAATCTGCGTAGAGTTATTATTACCTATCTCCGTGAAAATTATCCAGAAGATTTCAACGATTACATTGAAAGTTCAGAATATCTAGCACTGATAGATGCAGTAGCGTTTTTAGGGCAGAGTTTGGCCTTCCGTACTGATCTAGCCAGCAGAGAAAACTTTTTAGAACTAGCTGAAACCAAAGAATCTGTGTTGAGACTGGCACGACTGATTTCTTACAACAGCAGAAGAAATATTCCTGCACAAGGCCTAATTAAATTTGACACAGTGTCTACCACTGAAGGGGTATTAGACAGCAACAACAAGAATCTTGCCAGCCAAACAATCATATGGAATGACCCTACTAATTCAAATTGGCTAGAGCAATTTATTCTAGTTATGAATTCTGCAATGGCAGACAACACTGAATTTGGTAGAAGCCAAGGTACAGACACAATTCAAGGCATTGACTCACAACAGTATAGATTTAGATCTAATTTTACAGATGTACCAATTTTTAACTTTGAAAAAATAGTAGCCAGTAGAAAGATGCCGTTTGAATTGGTAAGTACCAGCTTTGTTGGCGCAGAAGATTATTATGAAGAACCGCCTATTCCGGGCAGTCAATTGGGATTTATCTATAGACAAGACGGCAAAGGCAGTGCTAGTGCTAACACTGGATTTTTTATGTTGTTGAAACAGGGCAGTCTAGAATTAACTGATTTTAGCGTTGATGTTCCTACTACCAACGAAGTGGTTTCTGTTGATGTTACTGGAATTAATGATTCAGATGTTTGGTTGTTTGCCACAAATTCAGACGGTACACAGGCATCTGAATGGACCAAAGTCAGTAGTATTACAGGCAGCAACATTGCCTACAACAGTATCAATTCAAACATAAGAAATATCTATAGTGTGATTACCAAAGAAGATGATAAAATTGATTTGGTATTTGCAGATGGTACCTATGGCAACTTGCCCCAAGGCGCTTTCAAAGCCTATTATAGAGTTAGCAACGGGCTAAGTTACACAGTTAGTCCCGCTGAAATGCGAGCAATTAATATCTCTGTGCCTTATATAAACAAAGCAGGAGTGAGACACGAACTATTAATTAGTTGTAGTTTGAAATATACCATCAGCACTGCAACAGCTTCAGAAGACATTGACAGTATCAAATCTCGCGCTCCTGCAATTTATTACACACAGAATCGCATGATCACCGGAGAAGATTATAATCTAGCTCCATTGTCTAGCAGCCAAGATATTTTAAAGGTCAAAGCTATTAATCGAACCAGCAGCGGCATTAGTAGAAATTTTGATGTAATAGATGCCAGCGGAAAATACTCAAGTGTAAATGTTTTCGCAGACGATGGAGTAATATACAAAGAACAAACAGAAAGAACAGAGTCTTTTAAGTATACTAATAGAATTGACATTATAAATTATATTAGAAACAATATAGAACCCCTGTTGACCAACACGGATGTGTATAATTTTTATCTAACAAATTTCACTAAAATACAATTTACAGATTCAAATACACTTTGGGCTCAAACTACTAACGATGTAAATTCATCCACAGGTTATTTTATCAACAACATAGATCAATCATTGTTCAAAGTTGGAACATATACCACTAACTCTTTGAAATATGTGTTTGCGGGAGCACTAATTAAATTTGAACCTCCTGCAGGTAAGGCCTTTAAAAAGGGTGCAATTGTCAACATCAGTGCAACAGATGTAGAACAAACAGATAGAATTTGGGTCAAGGTTGTTAAGATTACAGGAGATGGAACTAACGCCGGCCGCGGAGTATTAGCCAACGGACTTGGCCCTATTGTGTTTAATGATGTTGTACCTAGCGGAGCAATTGCAACACGGATCGTTCCTAGATTCATCAACAACTTGCCAACGGCTCTAGAAAATGAAATGACCAATCTCATCAGTTTAAATGTGAATTTTGGCCTAAGATATGAGTCTATAGAAAGTTCTTGGAAAATTATTACATCTGCAAACATTGATCTATTAAATGATTTCAGTCTAGGTCGTGCTGGAGACACTACTAACAGTAATCTAGACACTGCCTGGATTATAGCGTTTGTTAGACAAGCAGACAGTTACAATGTAAGAATTAGAGGACTAGATTATATTTTTAGAAGTCTAGAACAGAACAGATTTTATTTTGATGTAAATCAAAAAACCTTTGATAGAAAAACTGGAAAAGCAGTTAAAGACAAAGTTAACATTCTTGGCATCAATGCCGACAATGGGTTGATTACTGCATTAAAAAATGACAAAACATTTGAAGTTAGTGATGTAATTAAATTTGAAGATGGTTATCAAAGCGCCAATGAAATAAAACTGTCATTTGCTGATAGTGACGACGATGGCGTTATTGACAATCCTGATTCGTTTGAACAGATAGTTGGCCAAGATCTAGATCTAAAATACTTGTTTTTTTATAAAACAACAGATGCTTCCGGGTACACAACCTACTCTTATGTTGATAACGTCAATGACACTATCCTAATTAGACAAACTGAAAGTAATATCATTATTTCTGATTATGCCAACGGTCAATTAATTTATTTTTATGCCAGTAATGAAAACAGAATAAAGCGTGTTGATCTAGGCACTAACACATTGATAATCGAATCTGATTACAAAGCAG